ATCTGATAGTGGTGGCTGTGCCAAGTAATGCTCTCCCTCAACAAAGGTACGAGCATCTACTGGCTTTTCTGAGAAGTTGTCTGCTTTGAGAACTTCAAAGAATTCGTTAAACATTGACAATCGTAATCGTCTCCTGGTCTCTTGCTACCTGCGAAAGTCTACGCATAATCTCGTCACGAATCTGTGGATACTCCGATGCGATATCTCTAAGAATACCAACAAGGATTTCCTGCTTGCGTTCAATCTCTACCATCTCTTCTGCAAGTTCCTTATTCTCTAGGAGTCCTGCCTTTTGTAGCATATCGATACGAGTCTTTTCAATATCAACAACCAGTTTAATGGCAGCAGTCTTAGCATTGAGATTTGCTATTGTAGAAGCCTCGTCAATAACTTCATAAGCCTTTGTTATCAATTTGTTATAATGCTTATCTGCACCAGCAAGGGCTTCCTTAGCACGTGCACGAATTATTGCATTATCAGAAGCCATGGTCTTCCACTCATTAATAAGTGCAACAACCTTTGTACGTGGCATAGCCAACTCTTTAGAGATTTGGGTAGGCTCATTACCCTGTAGATATCTCTCTACTACCTTATTGACTTCATCTAGGTGTTGTACCAGATCTGATTCAGTTGACACGTTTTCCTCGTTTACCTCGTTTTGGAACACGCTTAACTTGGTCTAACTTGAAAGATCTAAACACTGAGGGAACGCCCCCAATTAGTTCAAAACAATCAACCCATTGTGCTCCTGTGTCAATGTTAGTAACAAAAGAATCAAACTTAAACTTACTTCCAAAAACACACTTAACTTTAATTATATCACCACGAACGATTTCAAAACCATTAACGATTATTTTTGGTTCTCTTAAGAATCGTGTCGGTGGTGCTTCCACCTGTTTCTTTTTGCGACCCACTAGATATCTCCACCAAGGCGTTTAATCTCGTCATTAATGTAAAATATTGCCTTCTTAAGATCTTCGATGTGCTTTCCTTCATCTTTTAGTCCTGCCCTCCATAAATACTTAAATGCATTTCCAATATTGAAATTGCGGTGGCGTGTAATCTGGATACACTCAATGCCAGATGGATCTGTAGAGTAGTGTGGTGGGTGATTAACCTGGTCCACCTGAATTTGCAGATTGTCTTTAGCCATTCTTTGTCTCCGTTACACTTAAATACTTCATACATTTGTCACAGGTTACATAGGTATATCCTGTAAACGGACATGATGCAGTATGGAACCGCTCATGCTTGCATCCTATTCTAACTAAATAGGACTTTGCTACCTTAATAAGGTGCTTTAGGATTCTCATCTTTTTGATTTCCTTAATCCGAACTTGGCAAGATAAACATAGATTGTCTCTACGCTAGTACCGCATTCTTTTGCTATCTCTTCTGGTGTCTTCTTGTCAAGATGGAATCTCTTACGAAGCCACATCTCATTAGTATATAACTTTGCCATTACTTTGTCAACTTTTCCCAATTATTTACTGCATAGTGTCCAATTCCAATAGCATCTGCTACGTCATTATCTTCTACAGTTCTGTCATAGTAGATATCTATTAACTTAATTGTTCGTTGCTTTCTAAGTTCCCTGGAATAATTTTTGATCCATGACTCAGACTTGCCTGGGTTTTTCTTTTTTATATCTACAATTTCTTGTTTAGATAGTTTTGGATTACCAATATACATTTGCCAAGTAATTGGTGCAACAGATCTTATCTTTTTGATTCCTGCAGCACTAAGGATTGCTCCCTGTACTAGTGCTAGGTCAGCGGCAGTCTTTGGACTATTCATAAACACTGTATGCTCAATAACTATGGCATCAATATCGCTAAAGACATTAAAGAATGCCCTGACCTTTTCTCCTGCATCTACAACCTTATCGTAGGCAGTTGCACCTTCAAAATTTATCTTGCCAAATCTTATTAAAGATTCATTTTCAAAAACAGCAAAAGCAAGGCTATTTGTGCTGGCATCAATGCAGCAAAGAGTTTTTGGCTTATCTATTGTTTTTATCATCTAGAATATCCTTGATCTCTTTTAGTGCTTTGTTTACCTCTATAGGATTTACTTCGCATGCCTGGCATATTTGATCATCATTGTATACCGACAAACTTCTTCCACAAGATTTACATAGTCTTGTTTTTGCTGTTTTCCTTTTATTGGCTAGATATCTTTCTGCTATCTTTTCTTTGGTCGCCTGAGTTCTACATTCAGGAGAGCAGTAGATTTGATAGTTTATTACAGTTTTAAAAGAGTTGTCACACCAACTACAGTGTTTGAGTTTCATCTATAGGCTCCAGAGATTTAATTTTGATCTCTCCAGAACCAGCGTTGTCACAAGCCTCACGGATTGGACATGTCTTGCATATCTTCGAATTAGAGCGATAGTTCTTCTCTGGCAAGGTTTTATCTTCCCATGCCTTTCGAACTGTACGCATCCACTCAAAAGTGTTCTCTACCCACTCATACATGTACGTATTTAATTCTACAGGAAAAATCAACAGTTCGTGATTATTCTTGTTCTCATAAATAAGTACAGCCTTGCTCTTATTCTTGATCTTCATATAGATAAGCAACTGCACAAGGTGTCCAACTTTTGGCTTCCCTGCGGTCTTTCTATACTCAAATCCCTCATTAGGCATGGTCTTGATTTCACCAAGAAGTTCAGAGTCTTCCCAGTTAAGCATAACGTCACCGTATCCAAAGATAGGTGGGTTATCGTATGTAATCTTAAACTCTGAATCGATTAAGAAGCCTGGAACATTGCCCATGGCTTCCTGAATACGCTCATGTGACTTGGTACCAGCAGTCATGTTAGCACCACCATAAGCATCTGCATTATCAGTAAAGGTTGCTCCAGTAAATGCTAGGTACCAGTATCTTGGGCACTCTCCGTGAGAGTATGCCAAAGTTGATGGTGCAAATGTCTTTTTGGTTTGAAACTTGTCTACACGGTTAATTGTGTATCCAGAATTAATCTTGGCAATAAGTGCTTCTTTGTCAATAAAGGATGCCTTGGCTGTTGCCTTATCCTCTACCTTGAGCATTACCTGTTGCAATAAATTTTTAGCCATAATGTTATCGAACAATATACTTCAATGCAGACACAAGATCCGTAATGGCTTCATGTGCTGTAAAGTAGATATTCTTCTTCTCCCTGTTTCCTTTGTCTACGTTAACCATCCAGGTTGCTTTGAATGCCATCTTGGCAGCGATTGCCTGAAGTCTAACGATTTCTATTGTGGCAACATTTAAAGGAATGTCTGGTTTAATAATTAGTTTGGCAATAAAGGTTAATGCCTCGGTTAATTCATCATCATTCATAAAGTCAGCAATCTCTGAGAGACCATTGACCATATCGATAGTCGTTTTGTTTTGTTCCAATTTAGTTCCTAAAATATTGTATTTCTATTATACACCATCGGACAGGATTTGCTCAAGTAGAGATAACTCTATTATTGCAAGTCTTGTCTTGGGGGCTGCCTCGCCAAGGACAACTACAATGGCAGGATCGTTACCGTTCCTAATTGCATCAGTAGTTGCCTTAGCCCAGACATCCTTGTTAAGAGTGAAAGACTTTCCCACTTCTTTGAAGTCAACAGTAAAATTCTCCCAAGTAGCATCACCCTTATGGGTTCCACGTCCTGAGTTCTTGTGCTGTTTGGCACCGATACGCTTACTCTCGCTCTTCTCGCTCATAATCTTTCTTACTCTTCTTTGTATTTAGATTAACCTCAGAAACATGTCTCTCTGGACACATCCAAGTTAGTTTCTTTAGTGTTGGATAAGATCTAATGCTATGAACTTCTTTCTTGCATATGTGGCAAAGAAATAGTCCAGAGTATACATTATATTTAGCCATTAACCTTAGCCTTAATCTCGTCTTGTAGATCAAGGTCTTCACGTACCCTGGCTACAAACTTGTCTCTACCCTGAATCTTGCTACCATCAGAAAGTAGATACCAAGCACCTGTTCGTTCTACAATACCCATCATTTCCGCAGTATCGACCAAATCGCCAATACTATCGATACCAACATCGCCCCTAAAGTAGAAGTCGTACTCTCCAGACTGGAAGGCTGGCGATGTCTTGCTGAACTGAACTTCCCAGCGAACCTTGCGTCCAACCTTTTCTTCAATGAGTTTGTCTCCAACTGGAATCTTTCCCTTAATAGCCTGATTGTCGGATTCTGACGAGAAAAGTTTAATAACGGTTGACGAATAAAACTTAGTCGCTTGACCACCACTTGGCTGCTGTGACGTATACATGGCACTAATATTGTTTCGGCTTTGAGAAATAAGAACAAGAAGAGTTGGTTTAACCTTATTATTAGCATAGTTAAGCATCTTCCAAGCATTGCTGAAATCTCTTGACTCAGCACCAATCTGCTTGGTATTTTCCAATTCTTTAAGTTCATCTGTTCCCTTCTCAAAATAGATGGCAGGTAGCAATGATGTGATAGAGTCAACCACAATGAGGTCTACTCCAGCATTCATAAGTGCAATTCCTACATCTACCATCTCATTGATAGTACGTGCTTGAGATACAATAAGTTTATCAGTATCTACCCCAAGTGCCTTAGCCCATTCTTCAGAATAGGACATCTCGGCATCAATCCATGCACAGAGTTTGCCCTCTTCTTGAGCAAGAGCAATCATCTGAAGACACATAGATGACTTTGCTGATGACTTGGATCCCCAGATTAGCACCTGACGACCGTATGGTAATCCGCCATTAAGTGCACGGTTTAGACCAAAACTAGGAGTAGCCTGGAACTCTGTCTTGAAACCTACTCCAGTAGTAAGACGCTTGCGAATCTTTGGATCAAGTTGTGCCAGTGCTTCTTCGACTGTTGTCATTAGAGAGTAGCCTCCAAGAGAGCATTTAACTTATCTGGCTTAAAGCCAGCCCATGCATCGTTATCTGTAATTACAACTGGTGCTGACTGGAACCCCATGCCAACAATCTTGTTGTATGCCTCAACATCTTCTGTGATGTCAATTGTATTAAACTCAATATTGTTCTTAGTCAGGAAACGCTTAGTGCTATCGCACTGTACGCATGCTGGCTTTGTATATACTGTTACTGTCATTAGAATCTTACTCCATGCTTCTGTGCCCTCAGTTTGTTGACACTTGTCTTGTTTTCAAATGCATAATCTAGGGATACGGATGTATACCCGTGCTCTACTAGACCTGCATATAGGTCAAAGGTGCGGATAAGAATGTCTGCCATTTCATCTGCAATATCCTCTGGACCACGGTCCTTGCGGATCGCTTCCATGACCTCTACAGCCTCTGATACAATCATCATCAACTGCTTAGTCATAAAAATATCTGTTTGTTCCTGTGTAGCATCCTCCAAGACGCTCCAGAAACCTTTCTCTACTGCAAGTTCATGCAGTTCTGTTGCAATGTCATCAAACATTAAATACATCCTCCATTATTGTTGTTCCATCCTTAGTCTTGCCCAAGGAAAATTTATATACGTTACCCTCGTCAATCTTCATATAAGCCTTTGCATATGCAGTAGGGAATACTGTGACAGAGTGCAATTCACGACTAGCATCTGCCAATACCAGAGATGCCATCTTCTTTCCAGCCTTTGTTACTCGTGACTTGAAAGATACAACCATCATCTCTTCTTCCTTAAATGGAAGTTGACGATAGTTTAGGATTCGAATAAGACCAGAAG